CCTTAGGACCGGATGGTGAGACAAATCAAACCATTTGGTCGTCTGCACCACCAACTCCAGCAACATTGAAAAGGAATCTAAATTATACTACTGATTCAGTATCTTTTTCTAATCACACAATAGGAACAGAAGTGAAAGAAAGGAAAAGAGAATATATATATGTAGCTGGTAACGATGGCGCCAAAGGGGGTGATTGTGGAGAACCCGTTATGAATTATTATTCTAAGGATTTTTCGAGATGTTTGCTTGGGATACATATTGCGAGTAATTCAGATACATCTTTACATGCGGCAATTAGTATGGAATTTTTGGAAAAAGTTCCTACTAAGTTTGCGGAGAATATGCTTCCATTTGGATTGTTGTCATCGATGAAAACACCAAATAGATCAGTATATACCCCAGCAGGAATGTCTCTGGTGGGTGTGACTTCTAAGTCTTTTTCTCCGTATTGTGAGGATAAAATTTATAAGTCCCCATTGATGACTGATTGTAAAGGTCCTTGTTTACCTGATTTGAAATTAGAATCTAAGCCAACACAACCTTTCTTTGATGGCGGTCAGAAAATTGAACCAGTCTACCAATATAATAAATTTGGCAGTAAACCTGAGTGGCCCCAACAAGGAGCAGCCTATGATATGTTTTTTAAAAATCCCTTATTATTTGCTAAAGGTTTTGTACCAGATAGAGGTATAAAGATCAAAATACCTGAGAGGAAATTAGATTTAGAAAGGGTCAAGAAAGTAATTTTTGGAGACTCAGAGATTAATATGCCTCCCTTAAATCATCAAACTAGTATTGGAGCATTGCTTAAAACTAGAGGATTTAAGACACGTTCAGGTGTAAAAGGTTGTTGGAGTGTTGAAGATAAGAAGTTGACGCCCAAGTTTATAGATGTTCTGAATGATTATTGGGACTACCAGGATAAAGGTCTGTCAACGGGTTGGGTAGTAGCCCGAATTAAGAATGAGCTAAGACCAATTGAGAAAGATGGTGGACGAATCTACTATCAAGGTGGTTTACTTGATATAATTTATGTCAAGTACTATTTGTTTGATTTTCTGAATTTTTCAGTACAGAAGAGAAATGTTGGGGCTGGTCAAATAGGTATGAACCCATACTCTGTGGACTGGGCAATTTTGGAGAAATCTATTACCCAATATAAGTATTGTTCAGATGGAGATTATAAAGGTCTGGATAGAAGCATTATTAATTTCTTCAAAGTCAGTTTATTAGAGTATTTATCGTTAACTTGTGATGACAAAGATAAAGTTCTAGCTGGCGTTATTGAGAAAATATGTTCAGTAGTTG